CGCCGAAGCGGCCCTTGAGCTGCTCGACGATGTCCAGCATCGGCAGCAGCCGGCCGGTGCTGTCGGTGAATGACATGCCCAGAGTTTCCGAGGCGGCGCCCACGTTCTCGAAGAACGCCTTGTAGGCCCCGCCGGCGGTACCGGCATCCATGGTGCTGGCGGCAGTGCCCAGCACGGCCATCTGCTCGGCCAGAGACACTCCGGCCGTGCTGGCCAGCCCGCCGGCCGCGTTGAAGGCTTCGCCGATCTGCTCGCCGCTGGTGCGGAAGAGCTGCACCGCCATGGCCGTCTGGCCGGCCAGCGCGTTGACCCACGCGCCCTTGCCCATGGCATCGGCCTGGCGCTTGTTGAGGTTGTACAGGGTGCCGACGTAGGCGGTCATGGCCGACGCATCGGCCTTGGTGGCCTTGGCCAGCACGTTGGAGGCATGGGTGAAGGTGGCCAGCTGGCTGCCGGTCAGCCCCTTGATGGCCCCCTCGACCTGGTAGGCCGAGGCGACGAAGTCCTGGGCGTTCTCGCCATAGGCCACCGAGAAGGCCAGCGCCTTCTTGTTGAGCGAGTCCAGCGCATCCTCGGCAACGCCCAGCGAGCGCACCTCGGCCAGCGCGCGGTTCATCTCCAGGGCCGGCTGCAGCGCTTCGTTGATGGCCACACCAGCGCCCACCATCCCAGCCAGGCCCACGCCCATCTGGGTGATGTTCTGTTGGCCTTTTTCGGCCAGCTCGCTGAAACCCATCTTCACCTTGGCCAGCGGGGCGCTGACCATGTCGTTCAGGCGAAGGATGAAGTCCAGTTTTGCGCTGCTGCTACTGCTCATCGTCTTACCCGTTCAGTGCCCTGGCGATGCCGTTTGCCACGGCGAACTCCATGCGCTTCCAGTACTCGTCTTCCAGCCACTTGGCGGTGCCCATGTTTTCCACGGTGGGCGGCTCGCCGGGCAGCCAGCGAGTGGTCAGGGCCACCAGCTGGCTCAGCCCGCTTTCGCTCAGTCGTTCAGCGTGGGCGAGGGCTTTTTTACGGTGATCTCAACGTCCGGGCTGTACTCCTCCAGGAGCGTGCCGGCCAGCTGCATGGCCAGTACCGGGTTCTTCAGCAGGCCCTTGAGGGTGGCGCGCTGGTCCTGGTGCACGGTGTTGCTCAGGAGGTTGGTGGCCGGAGCGACCTTGCTGGTCTGGGTGATGCTGTTGAAGTACTTGGTGACATCGGCGGCATCCACGGTGAATTGGAAGTCGGCGTCGCCCACGGTGAGGGTGATTTCGCGGCGTTCGGTCATGGGGTGTTCCTCGGATTGGTGATGTGAGAGTCGATGCACAGGCGCGCGTAGTCCTGCAGGCCCAGGATCATCTGGCGGCTCAGGGCGAGCTCGTCGCGGAGGGCGAGATAATCCTGTCGAGCCTGTGGAGTGAGTTCGGGGGTTCCTGCATCAGCCACGCGGGCGGCGCCGGTGGCGTCGGGCGCTCGAGGGCAGGTGGCGTTGACGCGCAGCCGCTGCTCACCAGCAGCAAGAGCAGCGCGCAGGCGGTTGTTTTCAGCTTGGGCATCGGTCAGTTCCTTGGTGTGTCGGGCGTCGATGACGGCGGCCTCGGCCGCAAGGGCGCGCTGCAGGCGCAGGGTTTCGGTCAGGCTGTCCGCGCGGGCGGCGGTCTGCTGCTGTTTCTCCTGGGCGGCACCCAGCGCGGCGCTCTTCGAGCCGTAGGCGGTGTGCAAGCTGTACAGCGCCAGGGCCAGTGCGGCGCAGAGGATGGCCAGGATGCGGGTCATTGCAGGCCCATCTCGCACAGCGCGCGCTCGACAGCGCGGCGGCGCACCAGGCCAGCCAGCTCGCGGCCGCCGGCGAACACCCATCTGCTCAGCTCGGCGCACGCACCGGCCACGTCGCCGGCATTGAGCAGGCGCAGCAGGGTCGAGCGGGCAAATGCACCGGCGCCGACGTTGTAGACGAAGCTGGCCAGGGCGGCCCGGCGGGTGTCCGGCTGCGGGTGCAGGGTGTAGCTGTCCACGGCGGCCAGCGCCGCGCCCAGCTCACCAGCCAACAGCGAATCGCACTCGGCGTCAGTGGCGGTCTGGCCCAGGCTCACGCCAGCGGTGATGCCGTCGCAGATCGTCGGGATGCCGACGGGATCCAGGTATGCGACCAGGCTGCGACCCTCGAACCAGGTCACCACCGCGCCGGCCATGCCCAGGGCGCCGCTCAGCGCGCCGATGGCGATCTTCTGGCGCAGGTTCACGGCTTGTCCTTCCAGTCGCGCAGCATCTGCCGGTACTTCGGAGCCAGCAGCAGGATCTGCAGCACCATGTACAGCGCGGTCAGCATGTAGGCCACGGCGGACCAGTCGATCGCGCCCGTTGCGCCAGTGGCGGCCACGCCCAGCGCAGGTGCGGCCTTGGCGAAGGCGACGGCGGTGTCCTGGGCGGCCTGTTGTGTAGTGCTCATCGTTGAGCCTCGTACTTCTCGAAAAGGGATTGGCAGGGCACGCAGCGGATGACGCCGCCGACGGCCTTGCGCTCGGCGGGGATCGGTTTGTCGCAGGTCAGGCAGGTTTCGCGGCTGGGACCGTCCGAGCGGGCACGGCTCAACGCGGCTTCCAGGGCGCGTTCGCGGTCACGCTCTTCGTAGGCCTGGGCGCGATCGAACCAGTCAGCCATCAGCGCAGGCCCTCGATCTCGGTGGCATCCAGGTAGGGCACGCCGTTGATGCGGATGAAGTCCGGACTGGTGACGTCGAACGGCACCTTGTGCTTGGTCTTTTCGCCACCCTTGGAGTCGATGTTCAACAGGCTGGAGACCTTCAACTTGCAGCCGAAGGCCTCGATGCGCATTTCTTCATTGCCGGCCTTGGCGAAGAACACGCAGTCGAACGGCTCCAGCTTGCGGAAGCTGCGGGCGCGTCCGGCGGCTTCGATCAGCAGGGCAAAGTTGTTGCTGTCCAGCTCGAACTCGCCACTGGCTGCGACGTCGCCGTCCACATGGCCATTGGGCACGCCACGGTCCTGGGCCACGGCGCTGTTGTCGGTGATGTCCAGGGTGCAGGTCTCGACGTGAACCTGCAGGTCACCCACGGTGATGTCGAAGTTCTTACCGCCAATGCGCGACATGGCTTATTGCTCCTCGGTGGAAAGGTCCAGGGCGATGTTCGCCGTCAGGTCCTTGGGGCAGTTGTAGGGGCGCACCTTGATGTAGGCGTCGACCTTGGTCTTGCTCATCCACACCAGCTCGATGTCGCCGTCCTTGGGCGGCTCGATGTCGCCGGGGAATTGCAGGCCCATGAACACCACCGAGCGGCCCATCTCGCGCAGCGGCTTCATCAGCGCCGACTTGGTGCTCGCCATGCTGTTGGGGGTGTTGTTGACGGCGCGGTTGGCCACGCGCTGGATCAGCAGCAGACGCACACGGCGGGCGGCCTTGTCGGCGATGCGCAGGTACTCGACCACCTGGAAGTCGCTGCCCGGTGCGTCCAGCATGTTGCCGTCACCCCAGAACACGCCGGGGTAGTCCGGGTAGGTTTGCGGTACGGAGAAGCGCGCCTTGTCCAGCTCGGCGAGGGTGGCGGACGGCAGCGGAATGTCGTTCACGTCGACAGGCTCGGCGCCCAGGCCCATCACGGCGCCGGTAGCCACCCGCATCGGGCTGTCGGCGATGCTGACGGCGGCGTTGGCCAGGCGGCCGGCCAGCACGCCGAGGTTGTTGCCGTGCAGCTGCGGCACCACCAGCACGCGCGGCGCAGCCAGCCCGTCCACGATCGCTTTCTGTGCGGCCAGATAGCCGGACCAGTCCTGCTCAGCCTCGATGCCGGCAGTGGCCGCCATGAAGAACACGCGGCGGCCGTATTGGTTTTCGATGCTGATCGCTTTGTCGTGCATAGCGCTCAGTTCGGCGCCGGTGGTCACCGGGATGGTGATCACGATGGCCTCGGGCGATACCTCGCGCATGGCCAGGTCGACCGCAGCGTCCCAGTCGTCAATCAAGGCCATGGGAACGGCGGCACACGCCCAGCGATCGCCGCCGTTCTGGCGGGCGGCGATGATCTGGGTCTTGAGCTCGCTGTCTTCTGCGCCCAGATCCACATCCAGGTCGCTGGAGGTGTTCAGGGCCAGCACCTGGCCGGTGTTCGCCACGCCGGTGCCGATGAAAAGGAAATAGCGCTCGATCTCGCTCACGGCACCCTGGCCGAGGTTGAGGTTTCGCACGCTGACTTTGCCGAGTGCCATAGGGTGCCTCGTTAGCGGGGAGAGTTGAGGATTTGCTGCAGCACCTGGTTCACGAGGAGTCGGGTGTCGCGGTCATGGTTTGCGCCGAGGAACTGACGTTTTGGCAGGGTGATCTCCCAGCTCTGGGCGCCCGAGGATTCGGCTTTCTCGTTCTGCAGGATGCGGATCAGCAGGCCCGCCTGCTGGTACTGCACATGCTCAAGAATCCAGGCTACCGAGGGTCTGGCCAGGTTCTTCTTGCCGGTTTGCCGTACACGGAAGCCGAGTCGGCGCAGCCGCTTGGCCTGTTTCTCGGTGGCGCCTTGGCCAGGTCGCACCGTGTTCCAGCGGCGCATCTGCGATGCAGTCCGGCGCTCGCTGAGGCCGTGGTGCTGCTGTGCAGCGATCCAGCGGGTCAGGCCGTTTCGCCATCCCAAAGCGGCTTCGTCATGGCTCAAGCGAGTGACCTGCAGCAGCTTGCCCAGGCCGGCTTCCATCTTCTTCTTGGCCTTGTCCTGATTCTTGCGAGGTGCGAATGGACTGCCGTCGAGGTTCTTTTGGTCCCGAATTCGCTGGCGACTCATGGTGCGCACGCGCTTGGAGACGTTGTTCAGCAAGCGCCGGCGCAGCTGGGGTGTCAGGTTCAGCAGGGCCAACTGCTCAGCCACGCCCAGGTAGCCGCGGGCGTCCAGCTCGAAGGTGCTACGCGCCATGGCTGTCCACCTCGCCTTGCTCCGCCACCCACAGGTCGAACGGCACGAACGCCCAACGCTGGTCGAACGCCTCGATCTCGCCGGACGGATCCTCGGCCAGGTGCAGCGGCTCGACGAATTCCAGCGTCAGCTCCACGTCGAACAGGTCGTTGTCCAGCCGCTCGATGTCGAAGGTGGGGGCCGGCAGGTCGTCGTCGCGGTCGACGTCGTGGTTCTCCAGCCAACTGCCCACCAGGGCCATCAGACGGCCCGGGTGGTCGGCGAAGCGCTCCAGGACGATCACCGCCCGGTAGCGCTGGTTGCCCATCAGCAGGCCGGAGGTGGTCGGCTTCCACAGCAGCTCCAGCGTTACCTGCTCGGTCCAGCTTTCGAGCTGCTCGGCGCGCACCAGTCGGCGCTCCAGCAGGTATCGGGTCAGGCCGCGCAGTTTGTTCACAGCAGCACCGCCGTGATCCGGCCGCGACGTTGCAGGGTGCGCACCGCCTGTTGGCTGAAGGCCAGAAAGGTCTCCGCGCGTTCGGGCAGTTCCTTGCCGGTGTTCTCCGCCGACTCGCGGCGGTTCACCGTGGCGAACTGGGGCAGCAGGCTGGCCTTGGCGCGGCAGTAAACGGCGCGCTTGTAGGTGGCCGCCTGAACGCTGTCCGGGGCGGTGACGCCCTCCGCGAGCAGGGCGGCCTTGCGCCGGTCGAGATCCTGATTGACCTCGACCATGGCGGTGGTCAGGTCGGCGACCAGCAGCTCCACCAGATACTCCGCCGGCAGGCGGTAGCCCTTCTGGAACTCGGACACGGAGAGGTTCGGCCAGAAGCCGTCGTTCTCGATCGCCTGTTCCACGAAGGTGGTGGGTTTGCCGGAAAAGCTCATCTGCTCGTCGCCGGGAATAGGGCGGGGTGGCTGTCGTTGGGGTTACTGGCTGCAAGCAGCCGGAACGCCAGGACAGGCCCCGCTGGGGGTGGGAAGTCGGTTACTCGGTGTCGCCGCCGTTCGGGTCTTCCAGTTGCTGCTTGCTCAGCGCCTTCTCGCACGCGGTGCGCCGGGTGCTGACGCCGATCTCGGCATACAGGTCTTCGGCGCGGTCAAAGTGCTCGATGGCGACGGCCCAGTCCTCACGCTTCATGGCCAGCATGCCGAGCAGCTTGTGGTAGCGGGCCGGAATGCGCTCGAACAGCTCCCAGGCGTCGAGCAGCGGCAGCAGGTTGGAGACGTAGGGCTCCGGGCTGCGGCCGGCCTTGTGCTCGGCCTCGGCCCACTCGATCACCTCATCGGCGACGAAGGTCTGGATGTCGCGGCGCTTGAAGCGCTCCGGCATCTGCTGGCCCTGCTCAATGGCGAACAGAGCCAGCTCCAGGCCGTCCTCGAACTGGGCGGTGTCGAACAGCCAGACCAGCACGTGCATCAGCACCGGGTTGGGGTAGTTCAGGCTGCTCTCGCGGTAGCGGCGCACGTAGTCCTGGTACTTGGGCAGCAGCTCGTCACGCTTGAGCTGCTGACGCAGCTCGCGGCTGTTGATCGCGCTGATGCGCTCCAGGTCAACGGCCAGCGCGGTTTCCATCAGCTTCAGGTGCTTCTGGGCGTTGGCCGGACTATTCAGGGCATTGGCGGCGGTGTAGGCGGTAGCGTCCGGGGCCGAACGCGTGGGGGCGCCACCCGCCAGCACGCGGCGCTTATGGGCCAGGGCAAGGCTCATCAGACGACCTCCGGCTCGGGCAGCACTTCGACGTTCTCGGTCAGCGCGAATTTCTCCAGCTGCTCGATCACATAGCCTTCGTTGCGGCTGTTGTAGTCCTCGACGCGGGAGCGCTTCGGGTTGTCGACGGTCTGCTTCCGCCAGCTGGTGTCCTGGAAGTAAATCGACAGGTTGTCCCAGCTGGTGACCAGCACCGCGTTGGCCGGAAAGTTCGGCACGGTGAAGGACGGCATGCCGCCGTAGGTGGCGATCACCTGGGCGCTTTCGATGCGCTCCTTCTCGGTCGGCGTGTCGCCCTGCTTGGTGTACAGCTTGGCCTTGTCAGCGGCCAGCAGGTCGCTGCCGATGATCGCGATCAGATCGCCATCGTCACGCAGGTTCTCGTCCACCATCTGCTTGGTGTCGTGTACCAGGGCATCGAGGTTGGCGTAGTCGCCGCCCACGCCCAGGGTGATCTTGCCGGCTACCTTGCCTTCCTTGAGCACTTGCTCCGGGATCTGCTCGCGGGCCTGCTGCAGCCAGCCCTTGTTCACGTCCTGCAGCTTCGGATAGGCCACCGGGTCGGTGTCCGCAGCCGCGTGGGTGCCATGGAAGCCGATCATGATGCGGTCTTGCGCAATGCGCTTCTGCACAGCGGCGGAGTAGCGATCGGCAAAGTCGGGGAACTTGGCCCAGGCGTCGATCTTGGCGTAGGGAAGGCCGACATCGGAGTGGGTATCAGCCAGTTCGTACTGGGTGTTATCCAGGCCCGAGGCGTCCTTCGCCTCGCGGTCCTTCAGCTTGGTGTTGGTGCGGCCGGTCACCGGGCCATTAACACCGATGAAGACCTTCTCGCCCTTGATTTCGCTGACCGGAACGACGTTGATGCGCTCCAGGAAGTCAGCACGGGCAGTGATCGCGTCGTTCAGCTCCTGAGCAGTGGACGGCTCGACAGAGAAATGCTTGCTGGCGTCGTCGACACCGTAGCTCTCGGCCATATCGGCCTGCAGCAGCTCGTACTTGGCGACGGCGTTCGGGCTGAGTGCTTGTGCCATATCAGAGCACCTTCTTCTTGGCGGGGGCTTGCGCGCCGGTGGTGCGCGGCACCTGGCGGCCCTGGGCGGTGTTCAGCAGGGTGCTGAACTGCTTTTCCAGGCGGGCAACGCTGGCGGCCAGGGCATCGTTGCTTTTCTTCTTGCGCTTGAACTCGCGCTCTTCCTCGGCCTGCTCGACGATCTCGGACACGGCGTCCTCGACGGTGGTGACCTGTTCTTCGGTCTCGCTCTCGTCCACCTCTTCGGTGGCCGGTTCGATCACGGCCTGAATGCCGGCGGCGACGACCAGCAGCTGCTCAAGCAGTGCCTTGAGCGCCTTGGCGGTAGCTTCATCCATTGGGGGGTTGCTCTCGGTTGGGGTTTGCGGGGGAGTGGCGGCCGGCGCCGCGATGTCGGCGAAGCGTTTGAACAGGCGGGTCAGGGCGTCGATCAGCCCGGTGTCGGCCGAGTCCTGTGTGGCCTCGCGCAGGGAGCCCAGCTCGACGGAAGCGGCGAAATAGGCGGAGTTACTGGACTTGCGGGAAAAGTAGAGTTCCTGGGTGCCCACGCTGGCGGGTTCATCCGTGACCGCGAAGCCGGTCAGGTAGGCCTTGCCCTTGCCACGGAAGTTGGGGGTGATCTCGATGCTGCTGAACAGCTTCTCGCCCTGGTCGTTCAACCAGAGCAGCTTGTCGTTGGGCTTGAGCTGGGCTTCCAGGGCCACCTGGCCCGGTTCCAGCTCCGGGTCATCCTCGACCAGGCGCACGGCGTACACGGTGCCGAAGGCGCCATGCGCGCGCTCGTGTTCGCACCAGATCACGGCCGTGTAGAACGAAGGCTTGTAGGTCTCGGCGACCTCGCGCAGTTCCTGCGGCGTGATCTCGCGGTTGTCGGCGGTGGTGCCGCTGACAGCAACGCGTTTCCAGTACGAAACGAGGGAGCGAGGCATGAGTGTGATGGGGCTCTGTACGGTGCTTGGAGCCCCATGATGGGCAGCGGCAGAACCCCGTAAAAGCGCTTCGATTGCGCGGAATTCCTAAATCCTGAAAATAGGAATTCCACGCAATTTTCGCAGGCGTTGGCTGCTGTTTCGCTGCTTAGACTGCGCCAATGTCCTACTCTACCGAAGTCAAGGAAGCCGCCAAACGCCTTTATTTGCGCCGCTGCAAGCCGCGCGAAATTCAGGC